TATGGAATGCCAACGAAGAATGTCATAGAATATATTCTGGTAAAGAAAGATTTAGTATACCACAAAGAGTTGTTATTAGTACTTGGCAATCAATTCATAAATTTCCTGGCGATTGGTTTACTGAGTATGGCATGGTTGTTGGAGATGAGGCTCATCAATTTAAAGCTAAATCATTAACATCTATTATGGAAAAATGCGTTAATGCAGCATTTAAGTTAGGTACAACTGGTACATTAGATGGTACACAAACTCATCAGTTAGTATTAGAAGGTTTATTTGGTCCTGTTTATAAAGTTACTACATCAAAAGAATTAATGGATAAAGGTTCCCTAGCACAAATGGATATATCCATATTGCTTTTAAAATATAAAGATGAGTATTGCCAAAAAGTTTCTAAAATGAAATATCAAGAAGAATTAGATTTTATTGTAGCATATCAGGCAAGAAATAACTTTATAAGTAACTTAGCATTAGATCAAAAGGGTAATACATTAGTGCTATTTAATTATGTAGAAAAACATGGTAAGCCTTTACATGATTTATTAAAAGAAAAAATAAATCCAGATAGAAAACTTTTTTACGTTTCAGGAGAAACAAAAGTAGATGATAGAGAAAATATTAGAGCTATTACGGAAGAACAAAACGACGCGATTATTGTTGCTTCTCTTGGTACTTTTTCAACTGGTATTAATATTAAACGACTTCATAATTTAATATTTGCTTCACCATCAAAAAGCCAAATAAGAGTATTGCAATCTATAGGACGAGGTTTAAGGGTAAGTGGTGATGATATAAATACTAAGGTATACGATATTGCTGATGACTTACACTGGAAATCAAAGAAAAATTATACATTAAATCATGCGGGCGAAAGAATAAAAATATATTCTAAAGAACGCTTTAAATTCAACGTTTACGATATAAATATATAATACTATGTTAACTAAAGAAAATAATTTAAATATAAGACAATTCAAGCTTTTGAATGGAGAAGAAATTATAGCTCTAGTAAATGAAAAAACAGATACTGGAGAATATATAATTGAAAGACCATTTAAGGTAAACTCTGGAATGATAGGAGGTTTTTACTTTGTTCCATGGTTTCCATTTTCATCACAAAAATTATTTAAGTTAACAAAAGAAAAAATAATATATCATGTAGAATTAGATGAAGATATAAAACAAGAATATATAAAATTAGCTAAAGAAGGAGCAAGACCTAGACCCTCTGCTAGCTTAAAAACAGCAGAAGAAATGGTTGATCAACTTGCTAATGAAATGGGATTAGACGAAATCGAATCCTTTGAAGAAGACATTGAAGTACCTAAAACAGTACATTAATTAGTATACCTCTATCCTCCCCGGATGACTATATTATTATATCACAGTTTTAGTCAAATGTAAAGGACTTTTTGCAAAAAATATCCGTTTACTTTTCAATGAAAATATGTTATAATAGATTATTATGGAGAAAATGTAATGACTAAAGATAAAACCAAAAAAGCGCATTATATCAATAACAAAGATTTTTCGCTTGCCGTTGTTGAATATGTTACTGAATGTAATGCAGCCAAAGCCAAAGAAAACCCTGTTCCAAAAGTTACTGACTATATTGCAACATGCTTTTTAAAAATTTCTGAAGGTCTAAGTCGTAGACCAAACTTTGTACGCTATACATATAGAGAAGAAATGGTAATGGACGCAGTTGAAAATTGCTTAAGAGCTATAGGTAATTATAATATTGAAACTGCAACTAGAACTGGCAAACCCAATGCCTTTTCATACTTTACTCAAATTTGTTATTTTGCTTTTATACGAAGGATAGCAAAAGAAAAAAGACAACAAGATATTAAGTTTAAGTTTATTGAAAAAATGGGTATTGAAGATTTTGTACAAATGGGTATGGATTCAGATGGTGCTGAACAAACCATGCAATATGTTGATACATTAAGACAAAGAATTAGTAGAGTAAAAGATACTGATAAAGCCATTAAAGAATTTGCAAAGGAAGAAAAAGCTAAGTTAAAAAAACTTGAGCTATTCATGGTATGAAAGTAGCTATATTGAACGACACTCATTGTGGTGTCAGAAATTCTAGTGATATATTTCTAGATTATCAGGCTCGTTTTTATGAGGAAATATTTTTTCCATATTTGAAAGAGCATAACATTAAACAAATCCTACATTTAGGAGACTACTATGAACACCGAAAATTTGTTAACTTTAAAGCTCTTAATGCTAACCGTAAGCATTTTCTTGAGCCTATGCGCGATGCCGGTATTACTATGGATATTTTTCCCGGAAATCATGATGTCTACTTTAAAAATACAAATGAGTTGTGTTCCCTCAAAGAATTGTTGGGCTACTTTACATCCAATATAAACATCATAATGAAACCAACCGTATTGGATTATGACGGTTTAGGTATAGCAGTTATTCCATGGATTAACAATGGTAATTATAAAGAGTATACTGATTTTGCTTTAAAATGTAAAGCTGATATTCTTGGTGCTCATTTGGAATTAAAAGGATTTGACATGATGGCAGGGATGCCTAATCCACATGGTATGAATGCAGATATATTTGAAAGATTTGATATGGTATTGTCAGGTCATTTTCACACTAAATCTAGTAGAGATAATATTCATTACCTAGGATCTCAAATGGAATTTACGTGGGCTGATGTAGATGATCCAAAGTATTTCCACGTATTAGATACTGAAACAAGAGAATTAACTCCTGTTCGCAATCCAATTACTATATTTAAAAAGTTTGTTTATGATGATAAAAAACATGATTATAGTAATATAAATATTAATGAGTTCGAAAAGAAATTTGTAAAGATCATTGTACTAAACAAAACTGACCTTTATATGTTTGATAGGTTTATCGATAAATTACAATCGGTTGAAACTTATGAGCTCAAAATAGCTGAAAACTTTGAAGAGTTTCTTGGCGAAAGTGTAGAAGATGAAAAGGTGTCTTTAGAAGATACAACAGAAATGTTGGATTCCTATGTCGAAGCTGTCGACACTGATCTAGATAAAGAACACATCAAGGTGAAACTAAGAGAGCTATATACTGAAGCTCAAAATTTAGAGGTTGTATGATAAATTTCAAATCCGTAGAGTGGAAAAACTTTCTTTCCACCGGTAACGAATTTATAACTATTGAACTTAACAGAACTCCATCAACTTTAATAGTAGGCCAAAATGGTGCTGGTAAATCTACTTTATTAGATGCATTATCATTTGGTTTATTTGGTAAAGCACATAGGGATATTAAAAAAGATCAATTAATAAATTCAATTAATAAAAAGCAAACTGTAGTAGTAGTTAAATTTGATATAGGTGGCCAGAAGTTTAAAGTTGTAAGAGGTATTAAACCAGGCAAATTTGAAATATGGCAAAATGGCCACCAAATAAATCAAGCTTCCAATGCTAGAGATCATCAAAAGTTTTTAGAACAAAACATTTTAAAACTAAATCATAAATCATTCCATCAAATAGTTGTATTGGGATCTAGTTCCTTTATACCTTTTATGCAATTACCAGCCTGGTCAAGAAGAGAAGTAATAGAAGACCTACTGGATATTAATGTCTTTTCAAAGATGAATCAGATTTTAAAAGAAAGAAATGCTACAATTAGAAACAATTTAGTTGATATAGACCACAACTTGGATTTAGTTAAAACTAAAATGAATGGTCAAGAAAAATATATTAAAGACCTTAATGCTATAAATAAAGACCAAATTGATAAAAAGAAACAATCAATTGAAGATCATTCTTCTAGAATAAAAGATATTTTTAAAGAGTCAAAAGATCTAGGTAATAATTTAGCGGCATCATTAAAATCAGAACAAACTAATTATGAAAAACAATTGGATCAAATTTCCAATTATAAATCTCATGATCAACAATTAAACAATAAAATTAAAGCATTAGTACAGGAAGCTAAATTCTATGAAGAAAACGATGAATGCCCAACGTGCGACCAACCAATCGAGGAATCGAAGAAGACAACAAAGATTGAGGGAATCAAAACTGACGCAGCAGCAATCCAACAAGAAAAAACTGACCTAGATAGAAAACTAAGTATATTAAATACAACTACTAAATCTATTAATCAAAGCATTGAAAAACTTAGACAACGACAAAACAAAATTAATTCTAACAATGATCAAATTAGTTTATTACAAAAAGAAATAGATAAGATACAAAAAGAAATAAATGGTTTAGTTGGTCAATCCGGAGATATTAAACAAGCTAAAAAAGAATTGACTAAATTAAGAAGTCAAAAAGATACTGAAACTGAAAGAAAGCTACAGCATGTAGAAGAAAGAACTTACAATGAAGTTATAGGCGAGATGTTAAAAGATACAGGCATTAAAACCAAAGTTGTAAAACAATATTTGCCAGTAATGAATAGACTTATTAATCAATATCTACAAGTATTAGATTTCTTTGTGGCTTTCCATTTAGATGAAAACTTTAATGAAACAATAAGATCAAGACACAGAGATACTTTTAATTATGCTTCTTTTTCAGAAGGAGAAAAACAAAGAATTGATCTATCTTTATTGTTTACTTGGAGACAAATAGCCAAGATGAAAAATTCAGCAGCAACAAATCTATTAATATTAGATGAAACTTTTGATTCAAGTTTAGATGTTGATGGTGTTGAAAACCTAACTAAAATTCTTAGTACTTTGGATGATGATTCAAATGTCTTTATTATATCTCATAAAGGTGATGTACTAGAAAATAAATTTAGATCCAAAATCGAATTCTACAAGGATAGAAACTTTAGCAAAATCAAATAGCTTTTGTCCTCGTAGTTCAACTGGATAGAACATCGGCCTTCTAAGCCGAGGGTTGCAGGTTCGAGTCCTGCCGAGGACGCCAATATAATAAATAGGGATATGCAACAAAATCACTTAAGGTGTCGAACAAAAAAGTGTAATTATACTGGTCCGGTACTTCATTTTGCTTTTATATATGGAACTACACTTTGTCCCTCCTGCGCTACAAAAATAGTATGGAAAAAAGGTATGGAAACTACTTATTCCGGTAAGTAATAAGGATATAACTAAATATTATGAAAAAAAGTGAAAAAAAATGAAAAAAAACCTTTACATTTGCTAAAAACTGTGATAGAATATACATATATTAAATAATTAAATAAGGAGTTAATTATGCATAATACCACAGTAGCCAAACTACTAGCCAAAGAAAATATCGAAGTCCAATACGGTAATTATAAAACCGCATGGTTCGATATTCAATCACGTGTCCTAGGTCTTCCTATGTGGAAAGATATGGGTAAAGATGTACATGATCTTTTTGTAGGTCATGAAGTTGGCCATGCTTTATATACTCCTTTTGAAGGCTGGCACGATACTCCTGAAAAATTAGAAGGTT